GAACCCCGCCACCCCGCCCGCGACCCCCCCGGCCGAGCCCGTCTACGGGTCGAAGACGTGGTTCAACAGGACGGCCAAAACCCCGCGCTCTTAGAGGTCTTGCGATCATGCCTGGCACCCCGCTACGTTGTCTCTCATAGATCGTTACTCGTGTGAGGCAGAGAACCCAGCGCGAGAACGCGATGTGACCAGCACGGCCCCCCGCCGCCTCCGGCCCCTGGGGGGCCGTCCTGTATCAGACGGGAGAGCAACCGTGACCCGCAGGCAATCCCTCATCCTCGCCGCCCTGATCGCACTAGCCATGATCATCCTCGGCCTGATGGTCGCGGCGTGGCCGGCAACCGCATCAGTCGGCCCCACCGTCACCCCCAGCACCTACGGCCCGCCCGGCCCGACCGGCGGCCCCCGATGACCCACCGGAAGCTGATCGGCCCACTGGGCGACGAGTTGGCCGATGCGGTAATGGCGCCAATGACCGGCTATGACCTCTATCTGGCCACGATCTTTCCGACCGCGACGCTCACACCGCCCACGAATAAGCCGCGCTACTGCCTCGAACCGAACCCGGAGAACCCGACGGAATTGTGCCGTAACATGCTCCCCGGGCACGAGGGTGAACACACGTGGTGGTATTGCACCTCGGAATACGGGAACCACGGGGATTGGTCGATTGAATGCGAATTGAAGCGCGGGCACGACGGAGATCATGAGGCACACTGGTGAAAATGGAATACCGGATCACCATTAAGCGGGAAGGCGGTAAAAGGCAATACCGCACCTTTCAACTTGAGAAAAGCCTCAACAACTACCTCGACTCGCTGAAAAAGGGGCCGCGCGCCGACCTGAAACCGATTGTGGAACTGGAGATCCTCAAACGGACTGTCGGGGTCTGGTACACGCACGTCTTACCCCCCGAGTATCAAAAAGATGAAATCTTGTCACACCCGGAGAGTATGATCAACGAAAGGAAACTCTGATGGGAGTGATCTTGAAAAACGCCTCCAACTCCCTCATCTGGGCGGTCGCGGTCGTCTTCCTCGGCGTGGTCGCCGCGTTCGTCGTGCTCGCCGCGACCGGATCGAGCAGCACCGACCTGACCCGCTTCCTCAACCTCATGCTGACCGCCGTCGGAGCGCTCGGCGGCAGCGGCGCCCTGGTCGTCGCGTCCGCCGCCGCCAAATCCGCCAGCAAAGCCGAGGAACACGGCAACGGCAACCTCGCCGCAAAAGACGCCGAAATCGCGCGCCTCAACGCAATCCTCAAAGACGGTGGCGCATGATGCGGTTTCCCTGTGTGGTCGAAACGCGGCTAACCTTCGACCGTGGCGATAGAGCGGGAATGCACTGTGATTACCCGCTCGGGCTATTCAACAACGTCCAGTACGAGGGACAAAAATTCGAGGTAGATCGGGGGCGATTGCCGATCTCCGTTCAACTCGAATTCCGCCCCGGCTGGGCCGCCGTCTTAGATGTGGCCAACGTACCGATGACGAAGTTCCGGCCGCCGGAATGTGTGGAACCGGATTACCGGGAATACCGGTTCTATTCACACGGAAAGCTTTACATTCTCGAATTCCGATTCGATTCGATTCCGGAGGAGTCAGACTAATGGCTGACTGGGTTTTGGTGGCGTGCCTCAAAACGCTGATGGCAGAGTTCAACCGGATTGCGCCCGGCCGCTCGCACGCCTCTGACGGCTCGATCGGCGATAAGGCCCATGAGGAGGAGGTGTCCGACCACAACCCCGACGAGACCGGGTCGGTGCCGATCCACGACGCTGACCACATCAACGAGGTCCACGCGATCGACGTGGACGTTGATCTACGCGAGCCCGGTCTCACGATGGAAACGGTCGTGCAATTCGTGCTCGCCCGCTGCCGGTCCGGGAAAGAGAACCGGCTCCGCTACATCATCTACAACCGGCGTATCTGGGAAGCCGACAACGAATGGCGCCAGCGCGCCTACACCGGCGCGTCGGCCCACACCGAACACGCCCACTTCTCCTGCTCGTACGACACCGTAAAAGAGGCCTCAACCGCCTCCTGGCACTTGGAGGAAATCCCCGTGACGCTCGACCCGGAAGACATCGACAAGATCGCGCAGGCTGTGTGGGGCTACATGCTCGACCGGCCCGAGTCGACCACCACGCCGAAGGCCCAGACCAGCGCGGGCGGCTACCAGCGCTACAACGACGCCGTGGGAAAGCAGACCGCCAAGGATGTCCTTAGCGTCGTCACGCCCGTGCTCGAAGACCTGCAAAAGCAGGTCGACGATCTACGCGCCGACCAGGTGGCCGAGTTCGGATACGCCGGCCAGCGTGACGAGGCGCTGAAAGAGCAAATCGCTGCGCTCGCCCCGAAGGAGTGACCCCGCGCCGCTGGGCGCCCTACCGGCCGCTGATGGCCTTCCTGGCCGTGCTGGGCGCCCTAGCAACCCTGATCGGCCTGTTCGTCACAGCATGAAAAAGCGGCCCCACCCGATGAACCGGGCGGGGCCGCTTTGCGTTCACTGCCAGGTGTTGCCGTTCGGGCCGACCGTGCAGCTGCTCGGGTGGGCGCACGGATCGGCCTTCCGCTTGTCACAGCCGGCGAGCGCCAGAACTAGGGCGACCAGGGCGACCGCTCCGAGGCGTCTCACCGCTTGGTTTCCCAATCCTTCGTCGGGTCGGGCCGGTTGGGCACCACGGCATGATCGGTGATGGCCGGGTCGAAATGCAGCCACATAGCCGGCAACCCCGCGGTCGGCGCCGCCCAGTAGATGACGCCGTGGCACTCGCCCCCGTTGCGGGCCACGTGCGCGACACAGCGGCCCGACGGCACGACGAGGGTCCCCGCCTCCTCGGGAGCCGGCGCGTTGCTCTCGTTGACCGCCTCAGCGGGCCTGCCCTTATGAGCCCACGTTGGCGTTATCGAGCGGCCCCGGTCGTCGATGTGGGTCCACTCCTGCAAGACCATTGACCAGCGGATCGTACCCCCGCAGTCTGAACACCCGTCCGTCGGGAGCGGCGCCTCAGGCTCGTGACGCTGCGCGAGCTCCTGCACGTGCTGAGGCTCGTGACGAGGCGCGGGCGCCACCTCGTACACGGCCGGGTCGACCGGCACGGCGGCAAGCTTGGGGTACTTCTCCATCCGGGAGGCCTGGCCGCACAGCCGGGCGAGTGCCTCGCCCAGGTCATACCGCTCCTCGCTATAGGCAGCGACGACCATCGATGCGAGCCACTTGCTATCCGAGATTCTTTCGTTTTCCACGGGGGTTTGCCTCTCTCTCAGCCTTTTCCTGCTGAAGACGTGCTATCTGGGTGAGAATTGCCTGACGACAAAAAGCGGCATCCGAAAGGCCAACCTGCATGGCCGACTCTCGCATTAGCTGCTTCTGCGCAACGGTCAAATAAACCTGCACTGGCTCGGTAAACCCGGCCATCAGATATCGTGTCCGCCCTCCGCGTGCATTTCAGGATCCGGGCAGCGCCCACCGGAACAAGGGTCGTCCTCCCCCTCATCGGCGAAATTGAGCGATTCCTCGTCATCGTCGTTGACATTGCCGGTTCCCATGGTTCCGGGAGATTCCGGGGGCCGAGAATCCGGGTCGTGCGTAGGGATCGGAGGTGACCACGGACCCTGCCCGACCTTCCATTTCAGGCTGTTATCGATCGGGTCGAAAGCCAATCCGAACTGCTCGTGTTGGGTAGTGGCGCGAATAATGGCATATTCCAGCCATTCTTTTTGTTGCTCGGTAAATACCGCGATAAGCATTCACTTCCTCCAATTCGGGTTGGCTTTCGGAAAGAGGTACTTGTCCGGGAAGAACGGGTGATTTGGGTGCAGACACGGCTTAGTGGTAGTGTCATCATCCGGAATGGTGTCGTTCTTTTCCTCTCCCCATTCGATTACGACAACCCCGATAATCGCGCCGCCCCCGGGCACAATTCCGGGTCCCCGAAAATCGTAGGTGAATTCTCCCCCTTTACTCGATACGGTACCCGTGTCGATACGAATGGCGTTCCCGATGGGGTCTCTTATCTCTACGCGATATCGCATCTCGAAACGCTAGCATACTGCATGCGTTTTGCAGGGTACGAGTTGACGGAGTTTGCGCGGAGCGCTACACTGCCTGCATGAGGACAGAGCAGGCGCCGCGGAGCGGCCGGCCAACGGGGTACCGGCGGGACGCCGGCCAGGCGGAGCCATCCGCGGCGGAGCCGAGCGGAGCGGCTCCTCCTC